ATTACAATGAAGCCTATCTTCTCATAGAGAATAACGATACCGGTGGACAGGTTGCCGATATTCTTTTTCATGATATGGAATATGAGAATATGTTCTTTACAGAAGAGCGTAAAGGGAATATGGAAGTTGGATTTATGCGCAGACAGACTATGGGAGTCAGAACAACCAAAAGAGTAAAGAGTTTAGGTTGCAACGCAATCAAATCTTTGGTTGAAAACTTTGAACTGAATATAACGGATTTTGATATCATTCAAGAATTATCATGCTTTGTCATTCAACCAAATGGATCATATTCCGCAGAGGATGGTAAACATGATGATCTTGCTATGTGTCTGGTTCTTTTTGGTTGGTTATCGACACAACCGTTCTTCAGAGAATTGACTGATATTGATACTAGAAAAAGATTATATGAAGAGCAGATGCGACAAATAGATGATCAACTAGTAATTCCTATTTTTACTTCTCATATAGATGAGTTTGAAGAGAAATATGGAAAGATTGCAGTAGACATAAGTAATGATGGTGAACTTTGGTTTGATGCATCTGGTGAATCAAAATTGTCATTGTTATAAATAATAATAAGATGCGCCTTTGTAACCAAGGAGAGTAAAAGATGGCATTTCAAGTATCACCCGGCGTAAATGTTTCAGAGATTGATTTAACGTCATCAATCCCAGCTACTTCAGTGTCCACTGGCGCTATTGCTGGCAATTTTAACTGGGGTCCAATTGAAAAAATTACAATAATATCCAATGAAAGTCAGTTGGCTTCAGTGTTTGGCAAACCAGATTCAAACACAGCAGATGCATTTTTCACTGCTGCAAGTTTTCTTTCATACTCAAATGACCTAAGAGTTGTCCGCGCAAACAACAGCACAAATTGTTTCAATGCATATGCTAACAACGGAATAGTCAGTGCCAATGTCCTAATAAAAAATGAAGATTCTTATATTGAAGATTCATATGGATCAAGTGCTTCTAACGTTGCGTTTGTTGCTCGATATGCAGGAGATCTTGGAAATACTCTAAAAATTTCTGTTTGCGATTCCACTGACGATTTTGATTCTTGGGCATATGCAACTTATTTCGATTCGGCTCCAGTAACTTCAACATATGCAGCATCTGTTGGGGGAAGTAAAGATGAACTACACATAATAGTAATTGATGAAGATGGTATAATCAGTGGGGCACAAGGTACGGTTCTTGAGAGATTCCCATTTGTTTCAAAAGCTTCAGACGCAAAAAATGAAGATGGATCTAGTAATTACTACATTGAAGTTATTTATGCAAAATCTAAATATGTTTATGGTATAGAAGGTAATGGATTAGACGCAACCTATGGCAACACTGCTGCAGGAACAACATTTGGTGACTCTACAGAAACTAACTATACACGATCATTGGTTAATGGTAATAATGGGACTGCTACTACAGCATCTCTAGTGAATGCATATGACCTTTTCTCAAGCACAGAAGAGGTGGACATTTCACTAATTATGTGTGCATCTGCAAACAGCACTGTAGTTACAAGTGCAATTTCACTTGCTGACACTAGAAAAGATTGTGTTGCCTTCTTTTCACCACCATTGGCGAATGCTCTTAGCACGACCGCTGCAACTGAGATTGCAGATTATGCAAACGACTTTGCGACCAGAAGTTCATATGCAGTAATGGATAGTGGTTACAAATACATGTATGACAAGTACAACGACGTATATCGTTGGGTTCCACTAAACGGTGATGTTGCAGGACTTTGTGCAAGAACTGATAACGAAAGAGATCCTTGGTGGTCGCCTGCTGGTCTACAGAGAGGCGCTCTTCGTAATGTTGTAAAACTCGCATTTAATCCAAATAAAACAGAAAGAGATACTCTATATAAAGCAGGTGTCAATCCTGTAGTGACTTTCCCCGGAGAGGGAACTGTCCTATTTGGCGATAAAACTTTCATGAATAGAGCTTCAGCGTTCGATAGAATCAACGTAAGAAGACTTTTTATTGTTCTTGAAAAAGCGATTTCCAGAGCGGCGCGAGCCAGCCTTTTCGAATTCAATGATGAATTTACACGAGCACAATTCGTTTCTCTCGTTGAACCTTTCCTCAGAACCATTCAAGGAAGAAGAGGGATTTATGATTTCCGAGTAGTGTGTGACGAGACTAACAACACGCCAGATATTGTTGACAGAAATGAATTTGTTGGCGACATCTATATCAAACCCGCTAGAAGCATCAACTATATTCAACTGAACTTCGTTGCAGTAAGAAGTGGAGTTTCGTTTGAAGAAGTTGTGGGTAGATTCTAAATACAATAAGTAGTTTCAGGAGACAGAAATGGCTTTTAACGTAAATCAATTTCGTCAGCAAATGTCAGGCGACGGTGCTCGTCCGAACCTATTCGAGGTTCAGATGAATGTGCCCAGCTATGCCGCTGCTGGTGGTGGATCTTCCAATGTTGCCAGAAAAATTTCATTCATGTGTAATAGTGCGCAACTTCCCGGCTCAACCATTGGAATCGCACCCGCATTTTATTTTGGCAGAGAAGTTAAGTTAGCTGGAAACAGAACGTATCCAGAATGGGTAATTAACATCATCAACGATGAAGATTTTGTTGTTAGAAACTCATTCGAAAGATGGATAAATGGTATTAACGATCCAGTTTCCAATATTAGATCAGTTAGTGCAAAAAATGTCGATAGTGGCTATGGCGTTGATGCTACAGTCATACAATACGACAAAACAGGAAGTGCCATTAAAAAATATAAATTTATTGGCATGTTCCCCGTAGACATTGCACCAATTGAAGTAAACTGGGCAGCTAATGATCAAATTGAAGAATTTGCCGTAACTCTGTCGTTCCAATACTGGACTGCAGAAGAACGTACATCTAGTGATGTCATCGGCGCTCTTAGTGATATTTTCGGTTAATAATGTAACCTAAATAGAGAGGGGGGAATAAGCCCCTCTCTATTTGGACTGGAGTAAAGAATTTGGCTATAAAATTATTTGGCTTTCAGCTATCAAGAAGTGACCCAGAGGTTTCTTCTAATATTAATACACCAATTTCCCCGCAGTTGGAAGATGGTTCTATCAATATTTCCTCTGCTGGGAGTTATGGTTTTTATGTTGATCTTGATGGATCATATCGTTCCGAACTTGATCTAATTACAAAATATAGAACCATTGCGATGCAACCAGAGGTTGAGTCTGCGATTGATGATATTGTTAACGAATCTGTCGTTCATGATAATCAATCAAAAGCCGTCTCTATTCTTTTAGATGATTTAGACCAACCAGATGCGATTAAACAAATTATCAGAGAAGAATTTTACCATATTTTGAAATTACTTGATTTCGGTAACTTTGGCAATGAAATTTTCAGACGATGGTATATTGATGGAAGGCTATATTATAACATTGTGATCGATAACGAGAACCCAAGAGCAGGCATTCAAAGTCTATTGTATATAGACCCAAGAAGAATTCGTAAAATCAGAAACGTCATTAAAAAGAAAAATGAAGACGGTGCTGATATTATCGATAGGATAGATGAGTTCTATCTATACAATGAAAAAATTCTCAACAATAATATTCAGCAACCACAGATTGTTGGAAACCAAGTGGGTGGTGTAAAGCTGTCACCAGATTCTGTCGCTTTTATCACATCAGGTATATACGATCCGACAAAAGCAACTGTATTGTCGTATCTACATAAAGCTATTAGACCAATGAATCAACTGAGATTTGTTGAAGACGCTATTGTTATCTATAGGCTTTCAAGGGCACCTGAACGTCGCGTTTTTTACGTTGATGTTGGTAACATGCCAAAGCAAAAAGCTGAACAATATTTACAGAATATGATGACAAAATTCAGATCCAAATTGATCTACGATTCTGTCACTGGTGAAGTTAGAGATGATAGAAAGCATTTGTCGATGCTGGAAGATTTCTGGATACCTAGACACAATGATAAAAATACGGAAATAACTACTTTACCCGCAGGACAAAATCTGGGTGAACTTGAAGACGTAAAATATTTCCAGCAAAAATTATATAAGTCTCTAGGTGTTCCTATTTCAAGATTAGAATCAGACACGGGATTTAGTCTTGGTAGATCGTCGGAAATTACTCGTGATGAATTGAAATTTATGAAATTCATCAATAAAATGCGAGATAGATTCAGTATCTTGTTCGATGAACTGTTATCTAAACAACTTGCGCTTAAAGGTGTATGTACATTAGAAGAATGGGAATATTTTAAGCAAGATATACATTACGATTTCTTGAAAGATAATAATTTCTATGAACTGAAAGAAGCCGAACTTCTTCAAAATAGACTAATGATTTTGGGGAATATCGACGCCTTTGTTGGTAAATATTTCTCAAAGAGTTGGATTCAGAAAAATGTTCTTAGAATGGAAGAAGAAGAAATTGAAGAACTAGAATTAGAAATGCAACAAGAAAATGAACAACAGATGTTGATGCAAGCACAATATGATCAAATGGTTGGTGGACAAGAGCAACAAGACCAACAAGACCTTCAACAAGGTGACGATATAAATAGTAAATTCAAAGACCTTTTAGGGAGACGATAATGCCCAGAATGATTGATCTTATTGTAGAAAAGAAAGCTCAAGATTTTACAGAAGCTTTTCGACAAACAATTTCTGAAAAAGTAGTAGAAACTTTGGCAGAACATAAAATCGAAGTTGCTAAAAAGCTTTTCGAGAAAAAAGAATCTGAGTAATAAAATTGACTGATATTATTGATGAAAAAAAATTAACGGTCACTGATCCTCCACATGTTCTTGTTCTGAGAAGAACCGGAATAAGGACATTTCCTAGTGGGGAAAAGGTGGCACTTTATTATTCTCCGAAATTAAAAAAGACATTCAGTGTACCGTATAATTCTGATAACTCTTCGGTAATTTCGGTTACAGAAGAGTATCAAGGTGAGTTAAATGAAAGCGTAATACATCAACTGCATGGAATAGTAAGATCTAATACGGACAGAGAAGTTAAATTCGTTGATAAATCTAAATCCAACATCGATGTCAAATCTGCAGAAAAAATGTTAGGACTTTATTATCAACTAAATAGTTCAAATAAAAAACATATGTCAGATTTTGTTAATTCCAGCTCAGACAGTTTTAAAAAAGCAGTGCATTTCGCAAAGAAACATATTAAATAGGTATAATAATGGAAGCCAATACTACAGAAGTTAAAATCGTATCAGATACCGGCGAAAGAGTCACTTTAGAGGTGACAGGTTTTTATACTGACACAACGAATACAGATACTTTGGCGCTAGACCCAAGCACACTAAGATTTGCTGGCGACAGTACATGTATCGTCAATTTTGAAAGAATTCAATATACCGCTAGTCTTTCTTCTGGTTATGTAATTCCATATTATGTTGGCACAACTTCAAATTCTGTGATTGCAACTTTCGGTTCTGGTTCTGGAGAATTTACCAAACTTGGTGGCAATAGCGCAACAGACCCAACGGGTAACGTAAATGTTCAAGTATACAATGCCACTTCAGGTGATTCATTTACCTTATTGATGACTGGTGTCAAGGCTGTCGGTTATGATTCGAGAAACGATTCATACAATAACTGATGGACATTAAGCAAAGAATAGAAGAAAAATTGAATACAAATATTATGAAAAGTGGTAGGACGCAGATTATTCGTGTCCGTATTAGAAATGGAAAAGTCCAGCGTAGAGTTAAAAAGTCCGCAGTAAAAGGATTTACTCTAAGAGGTGGTAAGTTAGTCAGAATGACCCCTGCTGAGAAATTGCATAGAAAAATTGGTGCGAGAAGAGGAAAAATAAAAAGACGTGCCAGAATGGCACAAAGCCTCATAAAAAGAAGACGGTCAATTAAACGAAGGAAGGCATTAGGACTATGAAACTAATCATAGAACAGATAGAAGAAGTTGATTATTTGGTCGAAGAATCAAACGGTCAAAAAAGTCACTTTATTGAAGGGATATTCATGCAAGCGGAGCAAAAGAACCGCAACGGTAGAGTTTACCCAATCAAAACTATGAAAAGAGAAGCCAACCGTTATATTAATGAATACGTCGATCAAAAGAGAGCTTTTGGTGAACTTGGGCATCCAGATTCCCCTTCTATCAATCTAGATAGAGTTTCACACATGATTGTGTCTCTTGAACAATCCGGTAATGATTATATTGGAAAAGCAAAAATTCTCGGCACACCATATGGAAATATTGTAAAAAATCTAATTGATGAAGGAGCCAAACTTGGGGTTTCTTCTCGCGGTATGGGTACGCTGAAGCCAGCGAACGGATACCAAATTGTTCAGGATGATTTCTACCTTGCCACAGCGGCAGACATCGTAGCAGATCCTTCTGCACCAGATGCTTTTGTTAGAGGTATTATGGAAAATAAAGAATGGGTATATGTAAATGGAGTTCTTCAGGAAATGGAAGTAGATGAAATGAAAAAAACCATAATGAAAGCGAAAAGAAAGCAACTGGAAGAAGTCAAACTACGGCAATTTCAGCAGTTTATATCAAAACTGTAAATTATATAAATAATAAAATACGCACAGGAGTTTTACTCATGAAAATTCGGACACTAGCAGAAGCTGCCGCTGACATTTTGAATCAAACACGAGCCAGCGCACCAGCAGATCAACCACAATCATATGGTCAAGAAATTGACGATCTTGGGGGTTCAACCACCGAAGAACCTGATGGCGGTAATGTGGGTCAAATGGCAGCAGCCAAAATAGGTCAAGCGCCACAGCCACAACCTCAAGGTAAAGCAACTGACGTTCCAGTCAGTGAAGAAGAAGAATGGGTAGATTCTTACATCAGCGAAGAAGCTGATGAAGATGAAGATGAAGATGAAAAAGATGAAGATGAAAAAGATGAAATGAAAGAAAGCGCAAAAATTGATGAGCTAAATCGTAAAACTTACGTTAGCTATCTAGAAAAGAGAATGGCGCAAAAAGGTAAAAGCCATCAAAAAATTAAAACATCAAATATTGAGAGAGCTGCGAGAAAAATCGCTGCTGCTAAGAAAACTGAAAAAAATAATATGGAAGAACAGCACATTATCGATATTCTCAAGTCATTCGGCATTCAAGAAGATATCGATGCTCTGTTTAATGGTGAAGATCTCTCTGAAGATTTCCGTAAGAAGGCAGCATCAATTTTTGAAGCTGCAGTAGTTTCACGTGCAGTTGTAGTTATTGAAGCTCTCGAAGAAGAAATTATTAATGCTGCATCAGAAACTGTTGAAGAGATTAAAGAAGAACTTGAAGGTCAAATCGATAACTACATGAATTATGTAGTTGAAGACTGGAAAGAGTCAAACAAACTAGCAATCGAAACCGGTATTCGTCTTGAAATTCAAGAAGAATTCATCGACGGTCTGAAGAAGCTGTTTGTTGAAAATTACATCGATATTCCATATGACAAAGTTGATGTTGTAGAAAATCTAAATTCACAAGTTGAAGAACTAAAAGCCAAACTTGATGAAGCAATCAACGTCAATATTGAAATGAATGCTCTAATTGAGCATAGTCTGAAAAATGAAATAATCCATTCAGTTTGTGAAGGTCTTACCGCCACACAAGCAGAAAAGATGAAATCGCTCGCAGAGGGCGTAGAGTTCACCGCAGAAGGTGAGTATAGAGAGAAGCTCGAAATTCTCAAAGAGAATTATTTCTCTCGTAAAGTGAAATCACAACAGACAAATCTGTTGGAATCGCATCAAACAATTGCATCAGAAGAAGAGAAAGTAATTCCTTCCAGTATGCAATATTATGTTGATGCTATCTCAAGAACTTTAAAAAAGTAAAAGGAAACCACCATGTATCTAGACGAAACAGTCCAAAACAAGTGGTCACCAGTTCTTGATCATCCTGAACTCCCCAAGATTGACGACCCATACCGTCGCGCAGTCACTGCGGTAATTCTGGAAAACCAAGAAAAGGCGATCAGAGAAGAAGCACAGGCTCTACACGAAGCATCACCAGCAAACTCACTCGGTGGCGCGGGTTATACTTCAGGTTCAACCGCGACTGGTCCAGTTGCTGGTTTTGACCCAATTCTTGTCAGCCTAATTCGCCGTTCACTGCCAAATCTGATGGCATATGATATTGCTGGCGTACAGCCAATGACTGGTCCAACCGGACTGATCTTTGCAATGCGCGCAGTATATGCAAATGCTACCAGCCGTACAATTGCCGATGGTCGAACTGAAGCACTGTACAATGAAGCCAACACCGCATTCTCAGGTAGTGGCACTCACGCCGTATTTACGACTGGTAACGACCCAGACGCAAACGTAAACCCCGGCACCGGCAACACTGATATCTATAGCCTCGCAAGCTCAGTTGGTCAAGGTATCACTACCGCTACCGCTGAAGATCTCGGTGGTGCTACTGCATTCGGCGAGATGGGCTTCTCCATCGAGCGCGTCTCAGTTACTGCTAAGACCCGTGCTCTGAAGGCAGAATACACCGTCGAACTGGCACAAGACCTCAAGGCTATTCACGGTCTCGACGCTGAAACCGAACTCAGCAACATTCTTTCCACCGAAATCCTTGCGGAAATCAACCGGGAAGTTGTTCGTTCAGTTTTCGCTGTTGCTAAAGTTGGCGCACAGACTGCTAATGTTGCTGGTGTATTTGACCTTGCAACAGCATCTGGCGACACCGACGGTCGCTGGCAGGTGGAAAAGTACAAGGCACTGATTTTCCAAATCGAGCGTGAAGCGAACAAAATCGCAAAAGACACTCGTCGCGGGAAGGGTAACATCATCATCTGTTCAACTGATGTTGCCTCTGCTCTTGCGATGTCAGGTCTTCTCGACTACGCTGGCGGTCTAGTAGGCAACACGCCTCTGGAAGTTGATGACACCGGCAATACCTTCGCAGGTACTCTGTTCGGTCGAGTCAAGGTCTACGTCGATCCATACTCAGTAGCAGGCGCGGATTTCGTCGTCGTCGGTTACAAGGGTGCGGTTTCATATGACGCTGGTCTTTTCTACTGCCCATACGTTCCTCTGCAAATGGTTCGTGCGATCAATCCTAACACCTTCCAGCCAAAAATCGGCTTCAAGACTCGTTACGGTATGGTCATGAATCCCTTTGCTAAGGGCGCTGCTCAGTTTGATGGTAGCCTGACCGGTGCTGATAACAGCAACGTTTACTACCGCAAGTTTATCGTTTCAAACCTGAAATAATAAACTTTAGTGACTAAAAAGGGGGGCTTTGCCCCCCTTTTTTTATTCTACGATTTTCGCCTTCGTCGGTCTCGAAAAGAAACCGAATGACGGATCCTTGTCGCTGCGAGTAATCGTGGCAGAGAAGCTCACCGTCTCCCCGCGATCAACGTGGTTGATTGAACGTGGCAGAGTTCCCCAAACTTTGTACCCCTCTTCGTGCTCAACCAGAATCTTCGTGACAATGCCATAAAAAGATTCTTGGTTTTTGATGCTAAGTACCTTACCGACGAAGGTGAGTTTGCCCTCCGGCAGATCCGGAATGTTTCGCGTGTCAACAGCTTCCACAACTTTTTTGTTAATTTCAGAATCCAGAACTTCAATAACATCCTTATATCGGGTGGTAACATAAAGATGGCACTGTTGCCCGGTTTTACCCTCGAAAACTTTCCCGTGAAAAATTTCCAAATGTTCGTTCAGCTCACGGACGAGAGTCGATGCCAGATCAGCGTCAACATACGTGAATCGGGTTTTGGGGACATAGTTGCCAAACGAATACGTTTGACGGTAATATTCGTCTTCGTCGTACTTCGGAAACGGGAGATATTGTCCTGCCAAGTACACATGACCATCGAAATCGTAGCCATCATATGGCGCATGAAAGCGCCCATTACAGTCTATCGTCGGCTCGACGCCATCGTTTACATCTGACGCTATTTTCAGATAGCGCGTATTGTGTGCCCGTCGGGCAGCTTCAGATCGGGCGCGATGTTGCTCGATCAGGGAGATGATGGTGGTGGTGATGGTGGTGCTCATTTTTTTACCCTCTAGGTCACCGCGACCTGATGTATGTATTATACACGCCTGAAGTTCGAGTGCAACCACCCAAAACGTTTTTTTTGCATAAATAGTTGAACAACCTCATATGAGCACTAGTTCACATGCCGACACGAAGCCCAGTAAACCAAAGTATCGCTCAAGTAAACAAGTTTCAACTTATATTTGACAGATTACCTGAAGTCACGTTTTTTTGTCGAGACGTTAACCTTCCGGGAATATCAACATCCACGGCAACATATAATACCCCGTTCGTGGATATGGATATTGCTGGGGACAAAGCAAAATTTGAGCCTTTGGTCATCTCATTCATCATAGACGAAAATTACTTGACGTGGTTAAGTGTTTATGATTGGATCGTAGGTTTGACTTTCCCCGAAGATTTTGCGCAATATAGAAACCTTCCATATCTAAATAAATCATCGTTACCGACCAGTGCGGGGAAAACGTTCCCCCAATATTCCGATGCGACCTTGACCATCAACACTAACAAAAACAACCCCAACATAAAATTTAAATTTGTTAATGCTTTCCCATACTCACTGTCATCTGTCGATTTAACCTACACTCAGGGTCCAGAAGAGGTTCTGGTCGCCCATGCAGCTTTCGCATATAACTACTTTACACGGGCATAAATATGTAGTAAACTATGCCGCCATTTTTATTATCGGAGTTATTTGATGCTTTATAAAATTGATGAAGTCATTTCCATGTGGGAAAAAGATTCGGTAATTGATCAAACCGAACCCGGCAAAGAAATCCTCAAAATTCCCAATCTACATTCAAAATACATGAAAATTTTAAGCAGCCACTCTTTGGCATCTAAACAATGTACCTTTGAATATGCAAAAATGAAAAAAATAAAAATCAGCTACTATTCTGGAAGGATGGGTGACGACGAACTGGACAAATATGGTTGGGAGCCTTTCAGATTTATTTTGAAGTCTGATATGACTGTATATATAGAAGGTGACGACGATTTGCAGAAAATTTTAGGTAAAAAAGTTTTGCATGACAATATAGTCGATTACTGCACCAGTATAATAAAAGAACTCACTTCGAGGACGTATCAGCTACGATCTTTCATGGACTGGGAGAAATTCATAGCAGGGCAGAGGTAGTATATTGAGAGAATTGGTAAAAGTAATAAAAGTAAATGAAGTATATGCTCAGATAATAGCCAGCGATTCTATCTTAGAAGATATCTCAGAATACTTCACCTTTTTCGCACACAATTATCAGTTCTCCCCTCTTTTTAAAAAAAAGGTATGGGATGGTAAAATACGTTTATTCAGTAAGAGAACGTCTTACTTGTATAACGGACTCATCACATACC